CGGTATCTTCGCCGACAAGGCCGAGCTCGGGGAGTTCAAGGACTGGGCCGCAAAGAAACTCCCCGCGGAGGAACGTGCGGCCTTCAACTCCCTCATTCAGGGAGGCGACTCGAACGCCATCCGTCTCGCTCTCCAAGGTCTCAAGGTCAAGTTCAGCGAGTCCCGCTCGCAAGACCCCGAGCTCCTTGGTGGCGATGCTGCTCCGTCCACCGGCATTGGCTTCCCCTCGTGGGCTCACGCCACCTCCGCGATGAACGACAAGCGATACCACACAGATCCGGCCTACCGCGATGAGGTCCAGCGGAGGATCGCTAACTCCCCGAACCTCAGCAACTAGGAATCATCATGCCTCTCTCCGCTACTTCCGATTTCCTCCGCATCGACGGAGCAACGAACAAGCACTTCGTTGTTCCCACCTCGATGTCGGCTGATTGGACTTGGGCGATCAATGCCGCGGCAGCAGCAGCGGGTCTCGATGCAATCGATGCCGCCACGATCACCAACCCAACGTCACAGATCACCGCCGCTCGAAGCCGCATCCTCCGGGCCAACGGTGGAACCAACATCGCCGTCCGTCTCAGCATCCCCTCCGCCGCCACGCTCTCGACTTCATGCTCGATCGCGGTCTTCGGTCGGTGCGGGGACAGCGGCAAGTGGCAGCGACTCAAGAACCGCAACAACGGTTCCTCCGCCACCTTCACAATCGGTGCCTCGGCTGTCATCAACGGGACTCTCAAGAGTTCCGAGGTGGACAACCTGACGCACATCTTTGATACCCAAGGGTGCGATCAGTTCCTCTTCGGGAACGAAGTCGCTCTCGTCACATCGGGCGGTAACGCCTACGACTCGCTGCTGGAAGTCAAGATCTTCTAAGCCTTCTGATCCGGCGGATGAGGGTGTAGCCGCCCTCTCCGCTTTTCCTACAGGAACCATTCATGGCAATCTACTTTGTCTCCGCCGGTACGGATACCCCCGGAGCGGTCTCTATTCCGAACAACGCCAACGACGGCCTGTGCCCCGTTGGCTTGGCCGCTCTCTCAATCGGACCCTCGTATGTCGCCGCCACCCGGAAGATCACGGATGTTGGGTTCAACGGGGTAGTCGGACCAAACTCTCTTTCCGGATGTCTTGTCCGGATCAACTGGGGCGGTGCCACCGGAGGCGTGGACGGCCTGTACGAAGTTGAGGCAAACGACCCCAGCGACAGCAGCATCACACTCAAAGCCGCCACCGGCCTCGCCACGGTCAACAGCACAGCCCTCACGTTCTCCGATGGACCGTGGGCAACCTTTGCTTACATGGCGTCGGCAACCCCGCTCGCTTCCGCGGGCGGCGATGAGCATCGAGTGATCCGGGCAAACTGGTTGAATGGAACTGAGTTCACTTACCGCGGCACAACCGCGAACTTCACCTGGGGCAACAACGGGACCGCCGCCAATCGCGTTCGCGTGCTCTCCGCCGATCCCACCGGCAAGCCCTCGCTATCGACGGCCAAGCTCGGCGGCTCCACGACCTCCGGCGGTGCAAACCCCATCCTCACCACCCCCGGCTCCCTTGTCTACGTCGCTTTCATCCGCCTTGAGTTCGTGGGCGGGAACGCTGGTGGCGGTGCCCCCACAACTGGTGTCACCACGGGAGCCTCGAACGCCGATATTCTCTTCAAGGCGTGCGTTGCCCGGAACGTCTCTTCACACGGCTTCTCCATCGCCTCTTCGGCGAGCCGGGTGAACTGCGTTGACTGCTGGGCATACTCGTGCGGAGGCTCCGGCTTCGTCCACTCCGCCACCGGCAACTTCCATGTCTTCAGCGGGTGCTGCTCCTGGTCAAACACATCACACGGATTCTCTGTGGTGACGGGAACTGGTCACTTCACAATGGACGACTGTGTGGCCTTCGCCAACACCGGGGACGGATTCAACCACGGCTCCTCTGTAACCGCCGGTGTGTTCTCTCAGTGCCTATCCGCGTTCAACACCGGAGACGGCTTCGAGTTCTCCTCTGGCTCCGCCACGCGTGTTGTTTACTGCTCCTCGTGTAACAATGGCGGATGGGGGTACAATAGCTCAAGCCCGCTGTCTTCGGGAAAGATTGCATCCTTCCCGAACAACCACTCTTTCGGGAACACCTCCGGCCATGTTGGACCGGCAGGCACCGACGCGACCTACCTCACCAGACTCCTCGTTAGCACCGGAGATCCTCGCTTCACCAGCACGATCGCGGGTGCTCTGGACCTGAACCCCTCCATCGGCTCCCCGCTCCTGAACAGCGGATACAACCGAAAGCTCGGCCAAGCCTCTGACACCGCCCGAAACATCGGCGGCACTCAGGGTGGCGGTGGCGGGTTCGCTCCTCTTCGCAATCGCTGATACTCCCCGACTGACGCTCTCTCGAAAGGGGGAGCGTTGTCTTCTACGACCACTAGCCCACGGCCCCGCTGCGGCGGACAAGCTCAGGACAACTACGCAGGTCTTCGTTTCCTTCCTCTTCTTCATTGTCCTTTGTTTGGAGTTTATCTCTCATGGCAGCAGGCGACTATACGCCCAATCGTTCCGGTCAGATCGCGGGCTCAGGCTCGTTCACCGCACTCTTCCTCAAGCTGTTCTCCGGTGAAGTTCTTACTGCCTTCCAGCAGCAGAACTTCATGAACAACTGTCACATGGTCAAGACCGGAGTGAGTGGCCGCAAGTCTGAACAGTTCCCTGTTCTGGGCCGCACGACCGCTGACTACCACACCCCCGGAGCTCTCATCTCCGGCCAGTCGATCAACGCTAACGAGCGGACGATCTCGCTGGACAACATCATGCTCAGCTCGGTGGCGATTGCCAACATCGACGAGATCATGGCCCACTACGAGACCCGCTCGGCCTACGTCTCGGAGATGGCCTCGGCTCTTGCTAACAAGATGAACCTGTATCAGACCATCACCCTCATCCAGGCGGCTCGCACGAACCGCACGATGAGCACGGGTGTCGCGTCTGCCGGTGCCGCGGGCATCACTCCGCCCGACGCCATCTACTCGGCGGGTGCGGACACCACCGAAGCCACGCTCCGTGCGGCTCTGTTCACCGCCGCTCAGCGTGCGGACGCTCAGTTCCTCCCGCTCTCGGGTCGCTACGTCCAGCTCAAGCCCGCCCAGTGGTATCTCCTCGTCAACACCTTCCAGGGCTTCCTGAACCGCGACATCGGCGGCTCGGGCTCGTGGAGCACCACGGATCTTCCCACCGTCGCCACCTGGGTTCCGATCAAGAACCTCAGCTATCCGACCTGGAAGGCCCAGCTCACGGGGAGCGGCGCGTTCAAGCAGCCTGACGGTGCGAACAACACCTACGGCCCCGACGTTGTTGCCTCCGCGACCTCGCTCTACGGCTACGACAAGTCGGTGGCTATCTGCCATCACATGTCGGCCATCGGTACTCTCCGTGCCGAGGGTATCTCCGTCGAGTCCGACTACCAGGTGGATCGTCAGGCAACCATCGTGGTCGGTAAGTACGTCGCCGGTCACGGCATCCTCCGTCCTGAAGCCGCGATCGAAATCGCCACCGGCGAGTCGGGCCTCAGCTAATCCTGACAGTTGATTCGGTCAACTGTGACCGTCATAGCACCCTTCTCGGAGAAATCCGGGGAGGGTGTTTTTCCATAAGGAACCCCCATGCCCCTCTCAGCAACCACCGAACTCGAAGCCGTGAACATCATGCTTCGGGACATCAACGAAGCCCCCATCGCTTCCCTCTCCGGCTTGAGCGATTCCTCGGACATGGGGAAAGCTCTCAACACCCTCCGCCAAGTCAGCCGGGAAGTGCAGAGCCGGGGGTGGGCCTTCAACACCCGTACCGAAGTCGCCCTCACCCGCGACGGCTCGAACAAGATCGCCATCCCAACCGGAGCGATGCGAGTCGAGATCTCCACGTTCAAGTACCCCAACGTCCTTCTGGTCATCCGCAACGGCTACCTCTACGACACCGTGACCGGAACCGATGTCCTCACTCAGGACTACACCGCAGAGCGGATCGTGATCGGTCTGGACTTCGTGGATCTCCCCGAGAACGCCAAGGCGTACATCACCCATCGAGCCTCTCGTGTGTTCCAGGATCGAGTCTTCGGCTCCCGCGATCTCCAGCAGACCATCGGTGAGCAGGAACGTCGCTCGTGGGCAGAGATGCTCCGGGATGAATCTCGGGTCCGTGACGCCAACATCTTCAAGAACCCCGATGTCCTTCGCGGCATCCGCTACGGATACTCCTAATGCCTGTACCTGTCTCCGATGTGATCCCCAACCTGATCGGCGGTGTGTCTCAGCAGGCGGCTCCGCTGCGGGCTCCCTCTCAGTTCACCTCTCACGATAACGCTTTCCTCTCGGCCCTCAAGGGTCTGGGAAAGCGTCCCTCGTCTCAGTACATCGCTCGCCTGCTCACCGCCTCTCAGACCACCGGAGATGCCAACGCAACCAACGATCCGATGGTTCATTTCATCCGAAGGGATTCATCGGAGCAGTATGTCTTCCTGTTCCGCTCTGGTGAACTGAAGGCGTTCAACCTTGCGGGTACGTCCTTCCCTGTCATCTACGACTCTGGAACCGCGGCCTACCTCGCCTGCTCGAACCCCCGCCACGATCTCCGAGCCCTCACGCTCGCGGATACAACGATCGTCGCCAACCGCTCCGTCACCTCCGCCCTTGCCTCCGTCTCCTCCTCCACGACCCCGGCGTGCGGAACGGAGAGCGTCACGCTCAACTTCTGGAACTGGTACGCTGGCAACATCCCCGAGCAACGCTCGGCCACTTGCTACAACTGCGTCCGGTCGGGCGTCTCCTTCTCCGGTAACGTCCGCTTCCTGCAGGAGAACGTCAACGATGCCCCCTACCTCGGCACCGATCTCGTTGAGTTCATCATCACCGGCTCGACCACTTGGGACGCGGGCAATAGCCGATGGGAAGTCACCGGCACCTATCGCCGCACCTGCACCCTGCCCACCGCAGGCCAAGGCGATGTTCGAGATCCCAACGATCTCACCAACACCACGCCCCCGAGCAACTGGACCTACACCTCCGCCAAGCTCCTCATCGCCCCCGGCATGAAGATTATCGGCGTCAAGGTCGGCTCCAACACGATCGATGGCACCGCCTCGACCCACCGCTACCACCTCACCGGCCATAACACCAAGTCGATGCTCTCGGTCGCTGCGGCCCACGAGCGGCTGTTCATCGATCAGACCCTTGACTTCACCACCTACTACTCCGGTGGGTGGCCTACTGGCTCTGTTCTCGAAGGCTCTCCGATCACCGCGAAGCCGAGTGTCATCACCGGCTACGTCAACACCTGCTCCAAGTACCAGCTCTCTTGGTCAACGGATACCTTCCGTCAGGAAGCCCTGGTCGATGGGCGAACGGTCTACCGCACCAACTCCCGTGCAAGCGTCTTCGTCGATCTCACCGCCTCTGGCATCCCGGATGTTCTCTTCTGTAAGCGGAACGTCGCTCTCTTCTGGATTCGGCAAGGCGGCTACGGAGTCCGCTACCGCGTTCAGGTCGATGGTAAAGCCGTCGAGTACGTCACCCCCACCGACGACGCCAACAAGATCCAGACCAGCTACATCGTCTCTCAGCTCGCCTCCGCCATCGCCAACCAGCTCAACCTCGGCACCTACGGAGTTGATTACCGTCCCGGCGATAGCGTCTTCCGTATCGCCCGCTTCGACAATGCCGCCCTCACCGCAGAGATCACCGACTCGGTAGGTAACTCCTACACCCGCCTTGCCTACAACCAGGTCAACTCCTTCGCCGACCTCCCCGACACCGCGGAGCACGGCGATGTAATGACCGTCAAGGGAAGTGCCTCCTCGGGTCAGGACGATTACTACGTCCGCTTCGAGATCACTCCCACCCCCGCAACGGACTTCGTTGTGGGTAGAGGCATCTGGGTGGAAGTCGATAAGCCGTGTGTCTCGGATTCCTTCGATCTCGCCACGATGCCCCACATCATCACCCGCAAGGTGGATAACGTCTCCGGCACCGTCACGGGAACCCCGAACCAGATCTACTTCCAAGTCTCCAAGGGTGCTTGGGCCTCTCGCTCTGCTGGCGATGAACTCACCGCACCACCCCCGAACTTCGTTGGGAAGAAGATCCAGGATCTCTTTCTCTTTGGCAACCGCCTCCACTTCGTCTCCGGCTCTGGTGTCTCCGCCAGTACCTCAGACGACTACTACAACTTCTGGAGGGGAACCGCCCTCACATCTCTCGACACCGACCCGATCGACTTTGAATCCGGCACCGCATCGGTCCTCACGATGCACTCAGGCACTCCCTTCGCCAACCGGGCAATGGTCTTCGGAGATCGGTCTCAGTTCCGTCTCGCATCGAACAACGCCTACACGGCCAAGAGCTCGGTCTTCGAGATGGAGAGCGAACACGATTCCTACTCGAACTGCCGACCCGTGAACGCGGAGAGGAAGCTCTTTGTCCCGTACAAGAGCGGCTCCTATACCCAGCTCCGGGAGTTCTCGATCGATCCGTACAACGAGATCGCTGCCTCGGTGCCTGCCACGGAACACATCCCCACCTACCTCTCCGGCAACCCGATCCAGCTCTGCTGTGTCGTCCCGGAGCGGTTCCTTGCCACTCTCTGCTCAGGGGATCGCAAGAAGATCTGGGCATACCAGTGGGCCAATCGAGGCGATAACACCGTTCTCGCTGGGTGGCACTCGTGGACTCCGGCCCCCTCCGGGAACGGAGCGAACGACGACACGATCTACGGCCTGGGGTGCATCGACTCCAAGCTCTACATGGTCATCCGCAGAGTCACCGGCACCGAGCTTGAGGTCTTCAACCTCGACATCGGATACACCGACTCGACTCTCACCTACCCGGTTCTGCTCGATCGCCGCATCTCCGTCACCCCGGCGGGTGGAACCTACAACGCTGGGGGCAACTACACCACGCTCACTCTCTCCTGGGATAAGCCCTCGGTGGGTACGATCGTGGCAACGCCTCAACCGTCCTTCGGGACCACCGGCCAGATCATCACTCAGCAGGCCGGAGGAGCGGCGAATGAACTCCGCCTCACCGGCAACTGGGAGAACAAGTCCATCTGGGTCGGACTCTCCTATGAGCAGTCCTCTGTCTTCTCTCCGTTCTACGTCCGCGATCCCGTCGCCAACGGCGGATCAATCGCGGATACCAACGGTCGCCTACAGATCCACCGCCTCCGAGTGAACTACTCCGGTGCTGTGGGCTTCTCCTTCCTCGTCACGCCATCCGGCGGAAGGCCAACCTCCACCTACGCCCTTGAGGATCAACTCCCCGCGGGCAGCGGATCGGCCACCTCCACCGTCTCCCTCACCTCCGGCGAGTTCATCGTCTGGGCGGGAGGCCGCAACGAGGAGACGA